CAAAAATCAAGCAACACCACCCCAAAACTTCAATTAGGGATTATTGATGCCTTTTACTCATGTAAAGACAGGTTACGAGCCTTTGGACATGAAGGTGATGGAAACTTCCTTCGGGAGATTCTACGAATCTCCAACCAAAAAGGGGAAGTGGTATCCCTCTGTCACGACCGTGACCGGCCACGCAAAACAAGAATTCTTTGCCAAGTGGAGACAAAAGGAAGGAAATGAAAAGGTTCTGAAATACTGTCAGGACCGAGGAAACCTTCTTCACGAAACCATTGAGCATTATCTCAACAACGACAACGAATACGTTGACGCACTCTCCCTTGTTCAGAAGAGACACTTCATTCAGGTGAAGGAAAGTTTGGACAAGATTGACAACATTCGTGCCTTGGAGGTTCCTCTGTGGTCTGATGTCCTTGGTCTCGCTGGAAGGGTTGACTGTATCGCAGAGTTTGATGGCAAACTTTCGGTGATTGACTTCAAGGGTTCCACAAAACCAAAGAAGGAATCTTGGATAAAAAATTACTTTGAACAAGCGACTTGTTACAGTATAATGTGGAAGGAACGATCGGGTGAGAGGATCGACCAAATCGTGGTCATCATCTCTTGCGACGACGGAACCAACCAACTCTTCGTGAAGGATTGTAGAGAATACGTCCCCTCATTGAAGAAAACCATTGAGAATTATTGGGATGATATCCTGAAGAATCAAGATTTGTTTTCCTCACATGAACTGTTGGAAGACACCAAGAGAGAACTACAGGAAAGAGGAGTGTTGAATGGGCTCGATTCTTAATCTTCAAAAAAGATTCGCAGAAGAGGTTGAAGGTATAGTGAGTAAAGGTAAATCGTCGTACATAGAAGCGGTCATAGATGTGTGCGAAAAGCACGGAATAGAACCGTCAAGTGTGGCGAAATTTCTACCAAAGAACATGAAGGAACGATTGAAGGTAGAGGGTCAAGATTTGAACCTGATACCGAAAGATCGTAAGCAAAAGAGATTGCCTTTCAAGTGAGGTTTATGAATGTTTGTCATGGAAAAGAATGAAAAAATCTCGGGGTATGATGCTTATTGCTTGTACATATCCCTGAAGAGCCACTTCAACACGAAGAGTTACGACTTCTTCAAGTATGGAAAGAAGAAGATCAAGACCAATACATACTTGTCCCGTTCCGATCGCATATTCTTCGACAAACTCGCGAAGAGGTACAAGGAACAGGATTTGGTGGGTATCATAATAGCAAATCTGTTGGACAACAACCACTTTTGGGTTGGTGACTTTCTGTCGTCCGATTCAGAAGAGGTGTTTGTTCAATGGAAGAGGCGCACAGAAAGTTTGGAGTATGTGTTCAAGCAGGAGTGTGATGCACTCTTTGATTTCTTGGAGCAATCCAAATTGAAGTTTGATGATATGTTCCGTTGTGAGAATGGGGACCACCCGATTCTTCTGAAATTTCTACTGAGAAAGGAGGTGTCAGCAGAGACATTCGCGATACTCAACATCCTCGTCGGATTCCTCAACAAGTGGAACGATAAGATGTCTGATGATCCTGTTTGGTCTGAAGTGGGAGTTCGTTATGCTAAATACGAGAAGTTCTTGGCATTCAACGAAGACAGGAAAAAGAAATTCGGGAAAATCGTGGTTGACAAGGTGAAAGAACGGAGTATACTATAATACGTTTCATACATCGTACACGTCGTACACAAAGGAGATACTTATGAGTTTTAGTCAATTGAAAAAGAAGTCGCAAGCAAACATCGATGCTCTCTCAAAGGAGATCGATAAGATCAGCAAGGGATCAGAGTCCTACAAGGACGATCGCTTTTGGTCGCCAGAACGAGACAAGAGTGGAAACGGATATGCTGTGATTCGTTTCCTTCCTCCAGCCGAAGGAGAGGATCTTCCGTGGGCACGCATGTTCAGCCACGGGTTCCAAGGAAAGGGTGGATGGTTCATTGAGAACTGCCCAACCACCTTGGGTCTTCCTTGCCCAGTTTGTGAGGGAAACAACGAGTTGTGGAACAGTGGTGTGGAGTCGGACAAGGAGATCGCTCGTCAGCGAAAGCGCAAGTTGAGTTACATCTCCAACATCTATGTCGTTTCGGATCCTGCAAACAAGCAGAACGAAGGAAAGGTCTTCCTCTACAAGTACGGAAAGAAGATCTTCGACAAGATCAGTGAGAAGATGAAGCCTCAGTTTGAGGACGAGTCCCCGATGAATCCCTTTGATTTTTGGGCAGGTGCCAACTTCAAGTTGAAGATTCGCACTGTTCAGGGATATGTCAATTACGACAAGTCGGAGTTTGATTCCCCCGAAGCATTCCTTGAAGGTAACGACAAGGATCTTGAGAAGATTTGGGGAATGCAGTATTCGCTGCGTGAGTTCACAAACCCAAGTCAGTTCAAGAGTTACGAGGATCTTTCTTCCAAGTTGAAGCAGGTTTTGAGTGGTTCAACTGCTGGCAAGGCATCCGTCGCGGAAGAGAGTGAATCCTCTTTTGAGAAGGCATTCCCCTCGAAGCCAAAGAAGGAGACCTTCGATTCGGACGAGGATGATGATGCTATGAGTTACTTTGAGAAACTCGTCGATGACGAATGATTGAAGTGTTCGTGATGTGTGGAAGACGCCCCTTGTGAAAGGGGCGTTTTTCATAGGTGGTGTTTGAAGGACAATCTTGAGAAGTAGTGGTCAACTGCTCTGTTGTTCTTCACTATCGGAGGTTCAACGCTGGTGTTCTGACTTGAGACATTGCTCTGGTTCATAGCAACAACATTGTTTCCTCCCTGTTGCATATGAATTTCCTTTGTCTCCTTGAGAATGTCTCTTATCTCTTCCATCAAACCACCACTGGAAGATCCTCCACCACTAGAGACAGAAGAAGACAATTCCAACACTCTTTGGAATTCTGCGTCAGGAATGGATCCCAACTCCCCACTGAATGCACTGATAGCCATTCCCAATCTTTCCAGTGTTTCTGCCAGTTTGAGAAGTGGTTCAGGCAGTTTCGACAATTTTTCCATGCTCTCTGCGAACGGTCCCAAATCCTTGTTGACCGTACTTATTGCTTCTCCCAAGTAAGAGAGTGCCCACGCACCAAGCATTATCGAGATGAAGTTTTGACCCGCATAAATCGCGCCATTTACCAAGGATATGATCGCCATTCCCATCCCGATCGCATCTTCTGCTGATATCCCTTTCATTTTACTGATGCCATCTCCAAGAGATACCATTGCATGACCCAAAGTCATCAAAGCAAGAGCACCCAAGAAAACTTCCACAAAATACGAACCCGCCCATATAGCCGCCATAACTAAAATTTCAGTGGCAATTGCCAGTGCGATCACCGATTCCACATCAAGTCCTTTTGCCTTTGATAACGCCTCTGCCATCGGGAGAACAGCTCCCCCGATTATTCGCATCACAAGAGCTCCAGCCGCAATCAAGGGAAGAAGCAATGCATACCAAGACAAACTCAAAGCGAGAGACAAGAATTTTCTGATCGCTAGTTCCAACACATCCAAATCAGCTGGATTCAAACCTTTTGCTAGACTTAGAGCGTACGCCATCGGCAATATAGCCAATCCTATCATGTAGATTATAGCGGCACCAGCTGCAATAGCAACAGCACCCAATCCACCAGTTGCAAGAATCAACATCCCCAAACCAGCCGCAATTAAAGCAAATCCGAAAGTAGCTTCAACTATAGCTTTGATCGATTCGGGTTCTAGTCCTTTTGCAAGACTCAACGCTTCAATCATGGGTCTTATAGCCAAACCTATCAGGAATATTATTCCTAGTCCTATCAATAGTCCAACTGCTCCAACACCAGTTGAAGCGACCCAACCCAATGCAGCAGCAATAGCAGCAAAACCTAAAGTAGCTCCCACCAAAATTGCGACAGACTCTAAATCAAGACCCTTCACCAAACTGAGTGCAAATGCCATAGGCAAAACAGCTAATCCTATCAGAGCTATTATAAATGCACCCTCCTCGATCATGGGTCTTAGTGCGATAAACCAAGGAGAACCTAGGAG